TCTGTATTAGAAAAACTAGGACCCTGTGGCCCGACTGTAGTTAGTTCAACTGTAGTTACATCAGAAACTTGACTAACAGTAACAGAATTGGAATTGCTCATGCTGTGTAGCCCTCACTTACAAATAGTTTACCCTCTAAATAATAATTTTTGCTACCACTTGGTTCTGTTAATAATACATCATAAAAAAGAACATTAGGAGTAAAAGTTGCAGTAGCAGTATCAGTTAAATTCATATCAATTATTCCATTACTTCTATCTGTATAAGTTATCGCCCAATCTGCATATTTTGTGGAACGTGATTCATCATAAACTTGTGCAGCAACAGTATATCCAGATAAATTTATTGCTGATCCTGTCGAATCTTTAAATGTTAATTTTATCGGAAAATCTGCCCTACGTTGAATAGTAAAGTTCTTTTTTCCAGGAATAATTGCCATGTCTCTAGTCTACCTCTGTAAGATTAATTTTGTATTTTTTACCATTAAGATTGTTTTTTAAATAAAGATTAGACTCTCCCTCTTGAATTGTCCAGCTTCCGCAAGTGCCATCTATATCATTTCCGTCAGTATCTTCGTTAGATAAGTTAAGGTCATTGGTATAAATATTTCGCCACTTTAACGTAGTCGAACCTAAATCAAAAGAATTATTTGAAGCAGGAGTAATTGTATTCATTCCTGAAAGTGTTGTAATTGTATTTCCTCTTGAAACAGATGTGCCACCTAATGCAAACAAAACTCCTGAAATGTTTGAAGCATTTAAGCCTGTGGCTGATGTTAATAATGTTCCTGTTTCATCAGGTAAAGAGATTGTCCTATTACTAGCAATTGAATCTGGTCCTTTAAAAGTGATGTGATTACTTCCATTACTTGTCAATTCAAAAAATCTTACAGATTTTGAATTATTGATATTAACAGCATTTTGATCGAAAAAGAATCTTTCAGTACCTCCAACACTTAAACCAATAACATTAGCAGATTTTCTAAATAATCCAGTATCTTCATCCCCGTCAAAACATAGTGCTGGTGTGGACGCACTATTTGAGTCATCTATTTTTAAGACACCTGTCATTGTGCCACCAGATTTAGAAAGTAATCCTAAATTAGCTTGATCTATATTACCTATCTCAGTAAAAGCACCATTACTTGAGTTTCTTATCTTTAGAATATTTGTTGTGGTATTAAGAAAAGGCATACCAGCTACACACTGACTTGTAGCAAGATCAGATGATTTTGAATTACTGGATTGTATTGCTGCAAGAACAGAGTTTAAATCTGTTCTCACATTCGCTCCAGAAGCATTTTCGATTGTGTAATTTGTAACGTCAGCCACAGTTAAATACTATTTTCCCCCA